TCGCTGATGGTGACGTAATCGCCATACTGCGCCAGGGAAACGGTGATGGCCACAATACCCATCTTCTTGCCGGTCGGGATCACGCCTTCCTTCAGCTTGCCGATCCGTCCGAGGGTCTGCCACCGGGTCCATTCAATGCTGGTACCATGGTTCGCCGGCAGCGTCTGCTTCATACCCAGCTGGCCATAGATCATCTGGTCGCGGGTATTGTCCAGCATTTCGGTTTCGTAAAAGGTCTTATCCAGCGGTCCCAGGTCGGTACTGCCGGGAGTAAATGGTGTGGTTTCGCCCGTATAGGCGTTCACATAAAAGGGCATCGCATTGACAACGGTGCCGGCTTCCGCAAACCACTGCAGAAGCATCACATGCTTTCTCATGTCGTGTTTCTCCTTTCAAATGATACTGGTCCGTGTTTCTTCACGTATTCAATGATCTTTTTGCGTTCCTCCCGCGGTAATGCCGCGGGATTCAGCGCCGGTTCTGCCGCCGCCTGGTTCCGTCCGTTCATGGCGCCTTCCGCCGGCCGCGCCCGCTGCGCCTGCAGCGTCTGGCCCATCTGTGTCTGCGCCCTTTGCATGCCGTAACTCATCATCTGCGGCATCAGGTCGCGTCCATGGATCGCGTAATACGCCTGTTCCACGGTCATCCCCATCTGCGGGCTGGTCATCTGGCGGAACTGCTCGTTCTCCATCTCTTTGAAAAAATCAAAATCGGGGAACAAGTTCTTCAGTTCTTCGCCCTGGCGCATCAGGCCGTCAATGTGCGCCCGGAGTTGCGCGCTTTCTTCCTGCCGCTGCAGCTGTGCCTGCGCAGCGTCCCGCTCCGCCTGCATCCTGTTGAACTGCTTGTATGCTTCGACGGGCATCCCCAGTTCCTCCGCCTTGTTTTCAAGGTCTGGGTCCTCGTCCTCGATCATCGTCTGCAGTTCTTCAAGGCTTTCCGCGCCGGTCTTTCTCATCAGCACGTCCAGCATCGGCTGCATCGCCGTCAGTTTTGCGGTCGCGTCCTCCTGGTTCTTGAATCTTTCCCTGATGGCCTTTTGCTGGTCGCGGCCGAACAGTTCCTTGAACTCTCCCTTTTTTGCCGCTTCCCATCTTGCTTCCAGATCGTCCGGCTGGTTTTCCTGGCTCGCCGCGGGTTCATTCCCCTGCGGCACCGGCTGCGCCGTCTGCGCCTGCGTCCGCTGTTGGCCATACACCTTCCGCAGTTCCGGATGCCTGTTCATCTGCCGGTTCAGCGCTGCAGCGACCCGCGCGTCAGTGACCTGTGTCCCGTCGCCCAGCGTATCGCCTACGCGGACGTCCCCGGTCAGTTCACCTGTTTCTGCTGCTGTGCCTGCTTCTGCCCCTCCGCCCATTGGTGCCGCAACTCCGGCGCCTTCTTCAGCGAAAAGCTGCAATAGCATGCTGTGTTTATTCATCTGGTTTCTCCCTTCTGTCCTTACGGTGGACGATCCCTTATGGTTATTATTTCATGTCCTGCTCATTTTTTGCAGGTACACGTTTAACCCTTGCGTTAATCCGGCCGGCTGGCGTTCGCGCTGCGCTCCGCCGCCCTGCGCACGATCTGGTTTTCCCTTGCGTCATGCGGCGCTGCCGTCACGTCGTCCGGCGCCTGGCCGATCCGCCCCTGCGCCGGCGCTCCGCCGCCGATCATCAGCCCCGCGTCCGCGCTTACGCCCTGCAGCACCATCGCAAGCTGCTGCGCCACCGCGGGATCCGTCCGCTGCGCCAGCTCCATCGCGATCTGTGCCACCTTCATCAGCGTATCCCGCAGCGTTCCCTGCTCGATCAGTTTCCGCTTCAGTTCGTCCTTCCCCTTGAACTCCATCATATCCAGCAGGATCAGCGCCTGGTCCGTCATCTGCGGGTTGAACAGCCCCATTCCCCAGAACTGCACGCCCAGTTCGTTCATCGCCATCTGTGTATACGGGCTTTCCCGCTGCGCCCTTACGTCAATGTCGAACACCGGCAGCCGCAGGCCCGGTTCCTGTCCGTTGAAGTTCTCCACCTGCTGCATCTGCAGCCCCGCGTTGTTGTACTGGATAAACTCCTCCTGCATGTTTTCCTTCCCGACGATCCGGAACTGCCGCGGGATCGGATAGAACTGCCGGATCCGCTCGATCACCTTGTTCACGATCTTCACGTATGCCCGGTAACTGCTCCGGTTGCTGTCCTTGCTGCTCCGTCCGCTGTCCTCCTTCAGCGCCGCGATCGCGCTGGCCGCCGTCACGCCGGAAGGAACGCCGCCATTGTTAATGTCCTGGTTTCCGGTTATGAACTTGATCGCTTCGATCTTGTGCTGCAGCATGTTCATCGCCGCGTTGCCCATCTCCGGCACTTCCACCGGCCGCAAACTGTCCGTTCCCAGGTTCCCGCCCGTATGCACGATCGGTTTCCGCCAGTCGATAAACTCATCCTCGTTGATGCTGCCGTCCTTCCGCTCAAAATACCGCGGGATCGCATGCATCAGCGCGTTGATGGTCATCGCGTCGTCCAGCAGGTCCAGACCCACCTGCTCGCCCACGCCTATGTCGATATATCCGTAACCCGCAGGCGATCCTTCCACCGGGAACAGCGGATCCAGCACGAACGGATATTCCCCGTCATGATAATAGCCCAGCGCCAGGTCTGCCGCCTGCGGATCTTCCTGCTGCGCCATTTCTTCGCTGCTGTACAGGCAGTTCTCCCCGACGAACTTGCAGTAATGCAGGATGGTCTTTCCGTTGACCCATTTCTTGTAATACCAGTCGACGACCACGGCCTTATTCTGCATGTCGATACTGTCGTCCGTCTTGTATTTGTCCACGAACAATTTCATGTTCGCGGCCTGCCCTTCCAGCTGCGGATACATCGCCTGCAGTTCGTCGATATCCTCATACGTCGCATAGAAAACGTTCCTGCTGTCCTCTATGTCCTTCACGCCCGGTTCCCAGTACAGATTCAGCAGGTTGATCTTTTTGATATTGATGTCGCCCAGCCCATTCAGCTTGCCGTTATCCCAGAAAACGCCGTATCCCGCCGTTCCTTCCTGCAGTTTTTGCCATTGGGCGTCGCTGTACGTTTCCTCAAACCCGTTCATTTTCAGCACCACCGGGATAATGCTGCTCAACTTTTTCGCTTCTGCCTTGTCGTCCTCCGCCCGCGGAAGAATGATCGGTTCTGGATATGAGTCCATCATATCCGCATGCTTGCCGACGATCGCGTTCCATAGCCAGCCGGTGCTTTTCGGTTTCGCGTCTGTGCTTTTATGGCCGTACTGCAGTTTGATCTGCTGCCAGTTGTTCAGTTTCCACCACTCCTGCGCGTTGATGATCCGCCGGTTCACGCTGGCTTTTCCCGCCCTGTACCGCAGCAGCGTATTCATCGCGCTGTTCAGGCGTTCTTTCGTCATGATCCGGCCGCCGGCGTTCTCCCCGGGAACGCTCTGCCCCTTCAGTTCCAGCAGGCTTTCCGCGCCCATTTTCTGCCCCAGCAGGAAAGCGTCGTGTTCCTCCGCGCTCATCCCCTGCTGCATGTGTTCCAGGTCGCCGTCCTGCAGCTGGTTTCTCTGCAGCGGATACCGGCCATGCTGCCCGTCGTATCCTCCGCCCTGCACCGGCTTCGCCTGCCGCTGCATTTCCTCCGCCGCGCCCACCGGCCGCTGCCCCCGCATCCGTTCCCGGATCCCGTCAAGTATTGCCATCCTTCTGTACCTCCCTGATCTCAATGTTCTTTGGGTATTGTGCCGCCATGTCCTTCAGGCCCGTCACGGCCATATGAAAGTAATTCTTCGTGTTCCGGTAATACGCGCTCATCGGCATCGCCTGCAGCTGGATCTCCCCGGGTTTCATGTACCATTCCAGTTCGATCCTTCCCGCTTCTTCCTCGTCCGTCAGCACGTTCAGCAGCGCCTGCGTCAGTACGCTGATCCCCGCGCAGATAATGTCGTTTCCTGCCGTTCCTCCGCCCGCATGCCCTTTTGCTCTCAGGTAAAATGCTTTCTCGTCGTATTCGATCTGCGTCATCTTTCCCTCCCGAACATATCCAGCGGATCGCTGCCGTACATCGGTTTGTATTCCGGTTCCGGCACAAACGGTTTCACCAAATTCGCCTGGCAAACATAGCGCCACATGTCCGCGATATGGTCCTCCGCCTGGCTGTTGCAATCCTCCACGTTCCGGTCGTCATGCTGCAGCAGCGGGATCGTCCGGATAAACTCTTTGCAGGTATTGAACACCTGGAACCGCGGCCGTCCGTATTCGTTGAACTGTAACCGGTACCTGCACTGCATCCAGCCCGCCAGCCGCGTATTGTCCCCCGGCAGGAAGTACACCCCGCAATCCATTCCTGTATCCGCGATGCTGGTCCCCGTCTGGCTTTGGAAGATCGCCGGGTCCGCAATCCCGATAATCTGTTTCCCCTTCAGCACCGGATCCGTTTCCTCGATCTCGCGGATCGTCTGGAAAACCCGTTCCGGCGGCCATTGCACGCCCACGTCCGGCATGCTGTCGTTCCCGCTTTTCTGCACGCCATACAGTTCCTTGAAGTGATACAGGATCCCGTCGTATTCGTCACTCAATGCGAACCAGCCCACCGAAAACGGACGGAAGAAACCCCAGTCCAGCCCGCGGAAAATCTTCCAGTGCGGACGGATCTCAATCGGGTCGATCACATGCGTCCACAGTCCGTCCTCATAGTGGTCCGGCGCATTCACGAACTCAGGAAAATAAGATCCCTGGTATATGTTCCAGTCCCCGTCCAGCCAGGCTTTCCGGATCGTCACCGGCAGGTTCTTCAGAAAACTGATGTACTCCGGGCTGTACTGCTGCAGCACCTTGTTGTCCGTCACCCGCGCCTGCACAAAACTGTAATCCTCCGGATTTTCTTCGTCCGTAAACAGCCGGTCCACGAACAGCCGCTTGATGTACGCATGCCCCGGCCCTCCCGGGTTGCAGGAATAGAAAACCCTGTGCGGGAAATCGTCCACGCCGCGGC